ATTTCGTTCACACCCCACCTCCCGCTAACTCAACAATATCTCTTGGAACAGGCACACCATCACGGCGGCACATTTCTGCATACGCTTCAGGGTTATCAAATGGGTCTGGACCGAGCTCTTTTGCTACTGGTGCAGGTTTAGGTGTTGGTTTTAATTCTTGAGGTTTCACAACTGGGCGGTTACGCACACTCAACTTCTGCTGCAGGTTCTTTAAAGCTTCTTGTGCCTCAGTATTGGAAACAGGTTGATATGATTCATCCTTAACAGGCAGTTGTACCAATTCCTCGTGCCACTCCTGCACACGGCCAACTGCTTTAGCGCGGATTTGATAATCCTGGTAAATATCTTTAAATGCGTAGTGAGCTGCCTTCTGCCCTTCGTTGTTCAGCACATGGCGTACTTCTTCGAGTGCACACTTAGTCAATTTTGTGATTTTGGTTTGTGGATCAGCTTCGTACTGCATAGCCTTCGCCCAAGCCATATCAGCTGTCCACCAGTCACCGCCCTGTTCACACCAGCTACGAAAGCGAGTTAATGTTGGGCAAAACTCCTCTGAGTTCATGCGCTTGATGCCGCGATCAATCTCCGCAGGTGTTAGACCATTCCAAGCTGTGCATGCGAGTTGAACCAATTCTTCATTTTCGGTACCTTCATATTTTTTAACAAACTCAGCCCCATATAGCCCACTGATACGATTTAGGACATTTTCAGCTACGTGAACTGGAAAGCTCATGCCTAATGCCTGTTCAAAGGTTTGAATATTGCTCATGAACATACTCCTTCAATATCACGCATCTGTGGTTGTTGATCTGCTTGGCTACCAAAACGACGGCGTGGCTGTGGTTGTTGATTTGACGTATGAGTCTGAGTTGCTCGGTTCTGCTCGTTGAAATACCACTGAGCTTCAAATGCTGCCCATGGCTTCTGGCGGTTCAAACAATACTCAATGCCTTGAGCAAAAGTTAAATTTGCTTTGGCAATTTGGTTTTCAAGAAGTGTGAATGCTCGTTCGGTATTTACACCACCTTTGGCTTTTCGAACTTGCATAAACTCAGTTGCAGTTTTTTCAGATACGCCGTTGTTGATCAGCGCAGCTTTGAAATCAAATTTGTTTTGTTTCTTGCTTGAAGCAGCACTTAAATCTTTTGAAGTATTCTCTGCTGTAATCTCTGAAGTAATATTGTGTATAACGGATGTGCTTTCAGCTTCACCGCGGATAAAGGATTCCTGCGTCCCCGAATGTTGTTCTTGCTCACTCCCGAATGTAGGATTTCGAGTTCGCGGATTTGCAGTTTCACTTTCGCGGTTTTGGTCAGAATTAATGCACTTTTCAAACCATTCATCGAATGCTTCAATGTTTAATTTGAAGTACAGCTTATGCTCTAAGCGCTTCTCTGTTTCACTCAAAATACCTAGATCTTTAAGCAATTTACGTGCTGTTTTTTGGTGGCTGTAAGTAAGACCAGTTTCTTTTTGCCATTCCTCAGATGTCTTATACACACCCAATTCACAATCGGTTTTGTCATGCCAGTACACAAGTTGACTTAGGAATATACCTGCCAAAGGATTCCCTAAATGAATCCCAAGCTGTGGGAAGTATGCAATTGCTCTACCTAGCCCTTTTAATGTGGAATAGTGACTCATTTGTTTAATAACCCCGCTTTAGCTACAAGCGCCGTCAATCTTGTTAATCCAAATGCTGTGATACGTGCTTGTGTGAATACCTTGTCACCCTCAGCACATGCGACAACCTGAGACACCTTGTTCACCATGACCTTTTGATCTACTCGCTGGGCATAGGCACATAAACGGCGATGGCGGCTGTTCTCTCGATAAACCCAATTCTTCTGGATCATGAGATCAATTAGTTTTGATTCTTGAATGCCAATGGTTTTTGCAGATTCACGGATTGAATAGGTATTTACCGTGTCAGCAATCACATCAACCACTTGTGCCTTAGGTTCAAGGAAAGCAACGTGTTGTTTCAGTTCCTGATTTTCTTGTTCAGCAGCAAGTGCTAACTGAATCAGATCCATGCGGCTTAATTCGACTGGTTGAGCTACCTGCTTTTCCAACTCATACCAACGCTGAACTAATAGCGCCGTAAATTGTGGGCAAAGCTGTGCAACAACAGTAATGCTGTCTAATTTCCCCTGCTCACCAGTAAAAACATAAGCATCTGAAAAACGATTCGGGCTAAGTGATTGTTTGTTTTCAACTTTCGCCATTGGCGGAAGTTGGATTACATCTTTATTGGCTAAACGCTCAATAGACAACTTCACATTGCGCGGCTCAGTCTGAACAAGTTGAGCAATTTCAATGTGATTGATTGAACCTTTAATTGCTTGTGGTATACTTATTGGCATGTTCATTTGATTTCCTTTTTGGTTATCAACGTTAAAAGCCTGATCTAGTCCATCAGGCTTTTTCTGTTTCTACGCTTGAGGTGTATTTCTTCATTTGCTTAAGCGCTGCCTGATCAACCGCAGCAATCAATTCTGTTAAGCCCTGCGTCAATTGATGAATTTCTTCATATTCCGCAGGAGTGATAACGCCATCTTCATAAGCCTCATACACAACATGGTTAGCTTTTCCGCTCTTAATGTTGTGCTGCATCATTGCTTCAAAAATTGATAACTCATGATGTTTGCTTGAATCGCAGCTCACTGGCACTAATGCATAGCCAAGTTGATGTGCCCATACTTTTAAAATTTCAGGGTTCTGCGTATACATCATGATTGTTTCGAGCTTTTTTAAACTCGGTAGGTGGTTTGGCATACTGACGTTGCCGTAATTGCAAATCGTGTTATGTGAATCACCAGTAACCTGAGCAATTTCTTTTGGTGAAATCCCTTTGGTTTGGTTGATCATTTTATAAATCGCAATTTGTGCTTCGCGGCTAAGTGATATTTCTTGCATTTGTGAAATCCTTTTGATTTTTCACGTTTACCCATGGTTTTTATTTAGTCAGAATCAATTAAGAAACTTTCTTATGTGGAAGACTTGGATTTAGTGCCAAAAGCTTAAAAGCAGATTTTTCAGGAACAAACTCACCCCATTGATATACGGCTTGCCGTGTAATATTTAGAGTTTTTGCAATATTTGGCGCATTAAATCGAGCAAGCACATCCGAGGTTTTCATCTCGATACGCATTGATAACTCCGAAAACTGACTTTACTAAGTGAAGAATACTTTACATTTTTATTATAAGCAAACTTTACTTTTAAAAAGTTAAGCTAGCTTTACTTTATTGGGATATTTTTGGCATGAGCACACTCCAAGACCGAATGGCTTTAGCTAAACAACATTACGAAAAAAAGACAGGAAAGCGCTTTAGAAATACAGCCTTGGCAGACTATGTGAAGGTAAGCAAAGTTAATGTTGGGCTTTGGTTTAATGGTCCGACTAAAGAATTGGAAGGCTCTAATTTGTTGCGAGTAGCAGAGTTTATGGGTGTCAATCCGCTTTGGTTGGCTGGCGAACGTGCGCCAATGCTTTTGGGTGACTCTGCAACTTTAGATAACAATGTCGATTTATCACAACCTATTAGCCTTGAAGGTCGCCCAGTCCCTGTCATTTCATGGGTAGCCGCTGGATCATTCTCATCTATCGAAACTGTACTACGTGACGCAGAGGTTGATGAGTTTCTTCCACCAATTAAAGAATGTGGAAAGAATGGTTATGGCCTTGTGGTCACTGGCTATTCAATGTCGCCAAAGTTTGAGCCTGAAGACCGTATTTATGTAAACCCTGACTTTCAAGTAAGTGATTTAAAGACTGGCGATTTGGTTATTGTGGCTTGCCTTGGTGATACAGAAGCCACCTTCAAACAACTCGTAATTGAAGGTTCAACCATGTACCTACAACCATTAAATCCTAAATGGGATGAAAAAGTTATCAAGCTTTCAGAAGGTTGTCGCTTAGTTGGTAAAGTTGTTGGGTTGTATAGAAAAATTTGATTTAGACTTTAGATTAAAATGATCGATAGAATTAAAAAATGGTGGCACGGTGAGGATATTTTTCGTAAAAATAGCCCTTCCGACCCAGTTATTTTCATTGGTTGGAATAACAAGAAGCATTGGACATCATCCTTAGTTCACTGGGTTGTTTCACTTTTTACTAATCCAGAAAGAAGATCAACTTTTTTGGCACTTTTAGCCTTTATCACTTTTATTTTTATGATTTTGAAGTATTTCACCCACACTGATCCCGAACAATATTCCGCAAATCCAAAGAGCGAAAATAGAGAAGCTAGCGCCCCAATCAACAAACCTGCAAATCAATAGAAATATGCCAGATTGAATAACTAGCATTAACATAAGAAATTTATTCATTGTGTACCCACTCCCACCCCTGCGGTGGGTTTTCTTTTGCCTATTAAATCATAAATAAAGTTTACTTTAAAAATAAAATGTAAATTAGGCTTTACTCAACTAAATAAGTAAAGTAATCTTTACTAAGAGACAACAACCAACTGTGAGAAACCACATGTCTAATAACAAACAAACTGATGCACCCCAATTCATTGCCGATCTATCAGGCGGCAATTTCGCTCAACAACTTGGTATCGCTATTTCAGAAGTAGCTCAAGGCGTTGTAGCAAACGGCAAAAAAGGCAAAGTCCAAGTGACTATCGATGTTTCGCGTATTGGTGAATCTAACCAGGTGAATATCTCGCATACGCTTGCCTATGTTGAGCCAACCGCAAAAGGTAAACGCTCAGAAGACACTACTTCTGAAACGCCGATGTATTTAAACAATGATGGCAGCGTCACGATCTTCGCCAACCATACAAAACAATTATTTGAACAATTCGACAAAGCTTAATCCGTAACACAAACCTTTTAATTTCAACTACCAATAGGAACATTCCAAATGGAAAACACAGAAGCAAAAGCAATCGCAACCCTTAGTAAACCAGTTGATAATTTGGGTCGTGGAGATTTAGTTGCCGTTCATGAAGACTACAAAATTCATGATTTAGAGCAATTCCAAAACGGTCGTGATCGTGCGCGCGGTTTACTTAAAACTCCATCTTTTGAAGACTTTAAAAGTTACGTATTAAACTGCGCCCCTACTTTAGCTGAAGATGAAAACTTAAAAGTTCAATTCCTAGCACCGGTATTCGTTGATCACAAAAATGTATCAGCAACTGCAATCTTAAACTTTGCTTCAGCTGGTTACCCACAAGGCCACTGCGACCATAAAGCCCTATTGCAGCTTGAGCCTACTGTAGTTTGGTCAAAGCTGAATGCACTTAAAGACCGAAAGTTATCTCAACGTGATTTTGCTGTTTTCTTAGAAGACTGGGTAAGCGTATTAGAAATTACCGATGCTGACGGTAATGTGATTGGTGGTGCTCAAGCATTATCAGCAGTCCGGAATATGAAAATTGATGCCACCGTTAGTGCTGATCATTCTGTTGGTAATTTATCTGAAAGCCGTTCTCGCTTTGAACAAGTTGAAGCGCGTTCTAAAGAAGAATTCACACCTGCGTATTTCAAGATCCGTGATTCTGCATATTTCGGCTTAGATGAGCGTCTTATTGTTCTTCGCCTTATCGTCAATACAAACGATGACAAGCCTGTCTTCTCAATTCAAATCGTAAAAGAAGAACTATTGCTGGATGAAATCATCCAAGACTTTAAAGCAAAAGTAGTTGAATTGCTTCCTGACAATCCAGTGCGTATCGGAACATTCGCAGCTTAATTTTAGACATTAAAAAGCCCTGATTACTTTGGACGGAGATCAGGGCGATTTGTAAACACTTGCAAGCTTACGGGGCAAAGTATGAATCAACCAGTTTCACATAGCAACACACCAGCCTTTGACGTAGTCGAAAGTCAAACAACTGCAATTCTTTATCAGCAACCTACACATGAAGAAATGCATTCAAAGCCAGTGAACATTTTTAAAAATCTCTGCGCTGGTCTTTTGATCTTCATCTTGTTCTTTGTGATGGCCTATATCGCGGTTGTAGCAGATGACAATGTGGCTGTTAAACAAATGCAATTGGTTGAGAGTAAGACTTCATCATGAACTACCTAAACAATTCCATTGAACCCGAAGGCGGCAAAACAATTCACCTTCAACTGGCTGGACCATTTGAAGCATGGCTTTTGAATGACGGATACCAGGCGAAATACATCAAGCACATTCCCCTAGTCCGCTATTCAAAGACTGGTAAGCAGTCATTAGAAATCAACGGTCATGGCGTTATGAATGCAGCCGCTAAAAGCCGTTACAACGTATTCCTAAAACAGTACCTGCGCCAAGGCAAAGCTTTAATTACTGCCTTGCGTGGTCAGCAAACAAAAATTTTAAGAGTTGCAGCATGATCGAGTACTGCAAATTTTGTCAGAAATTCACGGGGCGCCACGGCGTTTACTGCACAGTGTGCGGATTCAAATAAAGATTTAGAGCAATTATTTGCGCAATTCTCTTAAAAATTAGAGGTTTTGCGCAGATATTTGCTCATAAGAGATTAGGTGAAGTGATGGAATTAATAACTTTAAAAATTTACTGGCTTGGTAACTGCCCTACATGTGACCGCGAAGAACACACTGTTTCAACATATAAAGGTACTAAAAACCACCTATATGAAGATGACACAGTTAAATGTTGGTGTGGTCAAACTGGTGTAATTGAAGTTGATGACGGCCACGCTTGGTGCAATTGGGATAAGAAAGATGTTTCTGAATTGGATAAGTTCAATAATTATTACCGCGAAAAGTATCCTGAATATTGGGAATTACTACCTAAAGCAAACCATCAAGCCTGTTCGCATCATGAAGAATTATTTAATTCGTGGGTAGCAGCCAAATCAAAAGCGGTTCCTGAAGGGTTTGTTTTGGTGCCGAAAGCATCTTTGAAGGTAGCTTTATCTTGGATGGATGCTGACATTGATCCATGGCAAATGGGTGGAGATAGCTTCTTGGAGTTATATGAGCATAAACCAATTTTAGAAAAAGCCATGATCGAAGCACAGGAGCAAAGTCATGAATGACCTACTCCCACATGAATTGATCATTGACAACTTTGCTGGCGGTGGTGGAACCAGTACTGGGCTTGAACAAGCTTTTAAGCGTCCTGTTGATGTTGCCATCAACCACGACCCAAAAGCGCTTGCAATGCATCGAGTGAATCACCCTGAAACTAAGCACTATTGCGAAAGCGTTTGGGATATTGATCCAATCGAAGTTACTGGCAATCAACCTGTTGGGCTTGTTTGGCTATCACCTGATTGCAAACACTTTTCTAAAGCTAAAGGTGGCAAACCGGTTGAAAAGAAGATTCGCGGTTTAGCTTGGGTTGCACTTCGTTGGGCTGCAAAAGTTCGCCCTCGAGTAATCATGCTTGAGAATGTTGAAGAATTTAAAACTTGGGGTGAATTAAGTGCGGATGGCAAACCTTGCCCTGTGCGAAAAGGAAGGACTTTTAATAGTTTTGTGAATGCCTTGAAGAAGCAAGGTTATGAAGTCGATTATCGGGAGTTGCGTGCATGTGATTATGGCTCACCTACTATTCGTAAGCGTTTCTTTTTAATTGCTCGTCGTGATGGATTGCCGATCCAATGGCCCGCACCTACACACGGTAGTCCAGATTCTATCCAGGTGCAAAAAGGCAAGTTAAAACCATGGCGCACCGCTGCGGAATGCATTGATTGGTCAATTGAATGCCCGAGTATTTTCACACGTACACGTCCGCTTGCAACTGCAACACTTGAACGTATTGCAGGTGGACTTAAAAAGTTTGTTTTTGATAATCCAGATCCGTTCATTATTAATGGTATGGCGCCAGTTTTAACTGAGTGTGCAAATGCATCAAACAAACGATCAATGCCAATTAATGAGCCGCTAAGAACTATCTGTGCTC